AGATTCAATCAGAATAATCCAAATAATCCACAGGGTGGTCCCAATGACATTACTTAATACACTGATCGAAAGTATAATTACTGAAGAGGAAAATCAAAACATTGCGGAAGATACTGTATTTGTCATTGAGGAAATAGAATCAATGCTACGGGAAGTACGCCGAATGAAAGCCACTTTAGGTAAAGTTGATATCAGTGAGGAAGATGAGTTTGAAATACATGTAGCCTTGGCCGAGATGGAAGATGCTCTCGACACGGACGATATTAATATTTTAGCTGAAACCGTAGATCGTCAATTCCGTCGCTATGGTGATACCTTCCTACGTCAGTATAGATGCACCTCTGGACCTAAGAAGGGAAGATTGGTAACATCCCCCGAGAAGTGTGGAACACGTAAAGACCCGCGTAAAGTTCGTCAGGGAAAACGATCAGCCAGAATTAAGAAAGGAATACGGGTACGTAAAACATTATTTACCAAGAGAAAAACTCCATCCAAGCGATTGAGTCGTTTAAATAAGATTTTGCGTGGGGACCATATTAAAAAGGGCGAAGATAATTCAGCCGCTAGTAAATCGTCTTCAACAACTAAGTTGAAAACCTTAAATAAAAATTTAGGGAGTCCAAAGTAAATGTATTTTAAAAACCCAGAGGAATTAGTAGAATTCTTTAATAAATTAGATTTAGAACGATCCACGCTTGTAATGTTAAGTGAAGGAAAGAAAAAGAAGCCTAAGTGTGAATGTGTAGGTGAATGTGCATGTGAAGTGGAAACGGAAGAGGAAGAGGATGCCAAGACTGAATCGGTAAGCACTACCCCCGAAAGTATAATAGTAGAATCTCTATCCGGTGACCCATCATTCTCATTGAGTCTCGTTGAGGAAGGTGATAATGTTTTCTATGTGAAAGATTATGATGTTAGCCTTCTGGAAGAAGGTAACAGTGATGGGACTGGTAAAATTGTACTAGAGGACAGAACATCTCACCTCAATATGTCTTCGGAAGATAACGTTGCTACTGTAGATTTAACGGTCGTGGTAGACAGTGTTCGCATTTCAACTATTCCATTTAAGTTAGTGAAGACGGACGAAGCCCCACATATTATATTAAACAAAGCTCACCTACCGTAAAGATTTATACATATCTATTATAGTACTTATTCTAGGAGTTAATATGGCATATAAGTCACCCTTTCTTATAGTCAAAGATCTAATATCACCTTTACAATGTGAAGACACCATACGACGATTAAATCATATCAGCCCCAATATAGATCAGGGTGGGCACCCAACTGTAACATATAAAGGGAATGTTCTTACAGAACTGAGAATTACACCAGAGTTTCTTAAATATATTCCAACCATGGAATCACATTATGGCTTTGAATATAAAACCTTGACACCGTTTGTGTTTGAGTGGTATCCTATGGGATTCCCGGGACAGAAAGCGGGCAGTGAAGGAAACAGGCTTGTTACCAAACGTGGAGAAGCACCAAGGTGGCAACGAACTAAGGATTATGATTTTACTGTTGTTGTGTTTTTAAACGATTACAGCGACAAACAAACATTTGATGAAAGGTTTGAAGCCCGTGGTGGTAAATTAGAATTCCCAACTCACGACTTCGGTTTCAACCCAATAAGAGGAACAGCAATAATGTATCCCTGTTGCCCAAATTTCATCAACGCAGTAGGACCAGTAGATGCTGGGGATTCAACTATTATTCGATTTAATATTGTTGCCAAGGAGGAATATAAGTATGATATGGACAATTTCCCCGGTGGCTACAAGGAATGGTTCGCAGAAAAAGAATAAACCCCTTGCAATTTGTAATTAATCATGGCATAATGCTGTCCACCTCGTATACCGAGCGATAACAATAATGGAGAATAATTATAATGAGCAAGACTAGTGACTTCGTATTACCTACAAACCCCGAAGATATTAAGACTATTAAAAATCGACTTTGTGAAATATCCGCCCAACAGCAGATGATTGCAGATCGACAGGCAAGTATTGCCGACATAAAGAAAGACCTGAAAGATGGGTTTGAAATGCCAGCAGAGCTGATTAACAAACTGGTCAAGGGATTAGATGATGAAAAGTATGTTGAAATGACAACTGAAAACAGCGTCTTTGAACTTGTACGCGAAACGGTTCTTGGTGATGCTGGACTACCGGATGATAATGATTAATCAATGACCTATATTTCCGCACTATTAACTGACAGTAAAAAATATGTCAAAGTCTGGTCTAGGAATGAAAAAGGGGAGCGTACGCTCAAGCGGTTTGATGCCCCCTATTTTTTCTACATACCCGACGAAGAGGGTGCGTATACGGACATATATGGCACCCGGCTTACCCGATTAGACTTCGATGACTCCAAATCCTTCTTCAACACCCGTAAATCATACGAGGGGCGTCGTATCCCTGTGTTTGAGTCTGACATCAGGCCAGAGTATAAAGTCCTCTCAGAGCACTTCTATGGCCTCCCAGTGGGTGATCTTAATATAACGTTTCTGGATATTGAGGTTGATTATGATAAAGAGAGAGGTCACTCCGATCCAACCAACCCATATGCCCCTATAAGTTCCGTAGCACTGTATCACCAGCACACCGACAAGACTGTTTTACTGGTAGTTCCACCTAAAACCCGTAAAGGGTTCATGGTGGAAGATTTACCAGAAGATATTACCGACAGTGCCGATGTAACGATATGTGCAAATGAAAAAGAATTATTAGACTTGTTATTTGATGAGATAGAAGATAGTGATGTCATAAGTGGTTGGTATTCCGACTTCTTCGACGTTCCGTATATCTATGAACGAGCAAATAAAGTATTATACAAAAACGCTGGTAACAAATTATGTTTCAATGGAACCCCGGGCCCGTATTACCGAGAAGTTGAACGATATGGTAACATAGACAAGAAATTATGTTTACATGGTAGAATATCCCTCGACTATCTTGATGTATATAAGAATTTTGAAATGGCGGCTAAACCCAGCTATACATTAGCCAATGTTGCTGAAGATGAACTACCTGATTTACCCAAGCTTGAATATACAGGATCATTGTATGATTTGTATCGTAATGATTTTGAAGAGTTTATGCGATACAACATTAGAGATACCGTTATTCTTAAGGGACTTGAAGAAAAGAAAGGGTATATCAAAACAGCCATTACAATGTCTCATATGGCAACATCACCCGTATCAGATGTATTGGGTACTATTAAGATAGCTGAAATGTCAATTTTAAATCATTGTCATTATGTAGATGGTAAGCAAGTACCCGACACACCCGACAGGGAACGTGGCAAAAAGTATGACGGTGCCACTGTAATAGAACCTAAAATTGGGATGCATGAGATGTTGGGGTCAGTAGACCTTGAGTCACTATATCCCGGCACAATGCGTTCATGTAATATTAGCCCCGAAACTATCGTCGGGCAGTTTGCAGAAGGTAGCCACGCGTTTAAATTGATAATGGAGAAATCAGATACTGTTATCACATTCATGCGAGAGGTTGATGGTAAGACCGGCCCCGGCCCCGCATATGAGTGGCGTGAAGCACTAATTAAACAAAATTGGGTAATTAGTGCTGCTGGTACTGTTTTCCATCAGAAATTTGATGGAATGATACCTGTAATATTATCTACGTGGTTCAAAGAGAGAAAAGAGTTTAAGAAGAAAATGTGGGAAGCTGCTGCCGATGGTGATACTGCCATGAAGGAATATTACGACAGAATGCAATACATTAAGAAAATCCAACTTAATTCAATGTATGGTGCCACCGGTAATCATTACTTTAAATTCTTTGATGTTAGACTTGCCGAGTCCACTACCCTTTCAGGTAGGGAAATTCTTTACCATATGGCACGTACGATTGCCTTAGAGTTGAGTGGGTCTTATGATATGGAAGCAGACTCCATCATATATGGGGACACTGACAGTGTTTACTTTAAGACATACAAAGACAATGTGGGTGATGCGTTAGATGTAGCAAACCATGTTTGTGATACAATCAACAAGTCATTTCCACTGTTCATGAAAGATGCATTCAACTGTGATGAAGCCCATAGTAGCATAACAAATGCCGCACAGGAAATTGTAGCTGACCGTGGTATATTTGCTGCTAAGAAATACTATATGCTGCATTTAGTTGCCGATGACGGTAAACTTGTAGATAAAATGAAGTATATGGGTGTACCCATTAAAAAGACTACATTACCCAAACCAGTAAAAGATAAACTAAGTAGTTTCATTGAACGCTTGCTTAAAGGTGAAGATTGGAATATAATAGGTCCAGAAGTAGTATATTTCAAAGATGAGTTAACTGCCTTAACTGATATCAGGGTGTTGGGGCTACCAATAGGTATTAGGAATCTTGAAAAGTATACTGCACGGTTTAATGCTAATGAACCAGATTTGAATTTACCCGGGCATGTAAGAGCATCTATACTATGGAACAAATGTATCCAAAGTTATAATGACAAAGAAAGTCCGAGAATAATTTCAGGAGATAAGGTGGCAGTCTTTTATTTAACTCAACCGATTGGTAAGTTTAAAAGTATTGCCATACCAAAGGATATAATGGAACTTCCTAGGTGGTTTATAGATCATTTCAATCCTATCATTGATCGTAAAGCACAACTGGTTAGATTGGTTGATAAGCCAATGGCAATTATGGTTTCGGCGGCGGGAATTAAAGTGCCTACGAAAAAGAAACTAAAATTTGAAGAGGGATTATTTGGATGATATTATCTAAACCAACAATAGATATAATACTTGAGGCGGCTAACCTAGCTACCATATTAAAAATCGAAGGTATTATATTTGACAAGGCGGGGATTCGTGGTTATAACGACGATGATGGTATCCTCATTATAGCAACTGATGATTTTAAATTTGAGTTTGAAAGCATGGGGCTTACTCGTCTACCAGCACTGAAGCATAAATTTGGGTTGTTGAAAGCCCTAGAAAAGTACACAGTTGAGGCTATAACTAGACCAACTAATCCCGATATCATTGAGAAGTTGTTTTTTGATGGGGGTAGGGTTAATTTCGAGTTCAGGGCAGCTCATGCCAGCTCTGTTTTGGATTTATCCGACGACTTGTTACAGAAGATGAAATTAACACCACGATTCTATTTCGATGTTACGGATGAAGATGTCAAGACCATTACACAAGGGATGACATCCATGCGTAGTAAGACTATGACACTATCAGGTGATACCTCACAAATACAGTTTAGATTTTCTGATGACACCGGAGATATTTTAAATTTCAATGTGGATTCTAGCTTATCCGCGAATGTGGGGGACGATGAAGATGAAAATATAATGTTAGTCCTCACCTTACAAAAAGTAGTCCCCATATTAAGATTAGCGGCACTAGGTGGAAAATTTAGGCTAAATATACTCAAGAATGATATTATTCACGTAACGATTAATAACATGAATGTATTGATAATGCCAGAGGTGTAATATGGGAATTAAGTGGTGGGAACGTCTAGCAGAGACGGCAGAGAACAAAAAAGCAAGACAATTGAAGGAGCTTGCGTCTACTGATGATTTTAAAACATTAGTCGTAGAGAGTGCGGCTGAGTTAATTCGTAACCAAAAAAGACAAGAGAGAGAACTAACAGTAAAATTAGCCCAAGACCATCAAGATAAGTTAGAGAAAGCTATCGACTATATTGATACCATTGGTACCGAGATGGAAGATAGTAATGAACCGTTTTGTAACGTTCTTAGCATGGGGTTTGACCCCACACAGGGGGTAAAGGTTAAGCTTGATTGGAATGATGCCTTTATTCGATACCTTAATGCCGCTGGTATAAAAGCGGCGAATGACGACGAAACTATTAGAATGTGGTTGGCACACTTGAATCATGATATTGATCAAGAGGCATTAGCTAGTGATTATTTGATGAATGGGGTGGGCGATGATGAGCTACCCGAAATGGGTTACGATGAATTGTTCGACGTTGGTGGTAAGGATGATCCCCCGGGCGTAGAACCCGAAAATGAATGGCCCCCTGAATGAAAACAAATTTGATATTTGATGGAAATAATATCTTATATAGGACATTTTTCGCCAACAATAAAAGCGGGGAGCCCGATGAAGTAGTCGTGGGCCTCTGCATTCACTCCGCACTTACTACAATGAACATGTATTATAGGAAGTACAGCCCCTGTAATATGGTTATGGTGTTTGATACAACCTCGTGGCGTAAGGAATATACGAGTGACCTTTCTAAATGCGTAACTAATAAAAAATACAAAGGTTATCGCAGAGCAGACAAAACTCCTAAAGAATTGCGTATGTTTGAACTACTGGATGAACATATAACTGAGTTTGCTGATATGCTTATAGAAATGACCGGTGTAATGGTTTTACGCCGTAATTTGTTGGAAGGTGATGATTTAATGGCAGCTTATGTACAGATGCACCGTGATGAGGAAAACATAATCATTTCCGGTGATAAGGACATGATGCAATTATTACGTTACGTGAACGTCCAAGTCATAGATCCAGCAAAGGGGAAAGCACGCACATTAGATGAGTGGAATGGTTGTCCAGACGCCTTTATGTTTGAGAAATGTATTCGCGGGGAAACGAAAACGAACGATAATATCCAATCCAGCTATCCACGATTGTTTAGAGTTAAAATACTTAAAGCACTTAGTGACCCGTTTTTATTTGAAAATATTATGAACCATGAGTTCAAACAACTAGAAAAACTATCCGATGGTGAATATGGGGATGTGAAATATAAAACGAGGGAGTTGTTTCACGAAAATGAGGTTTTAATGGATTTACGGAAACAGCCTAGGGTTATTCTAAAAGAAATGGTACGTGCGGTTGTAGCTGCGAAGGCTAGTAAAGGAAGATACAACCATGTAAAATTTTTACAATATTGTACAAGGAATGAGTTGGAAAAAATTCGTGATAAGGCTGATGATTTTGTCCCTATGTTAGCAAACCGGTAGTATTACTTATCACCCCATTTTTTACCGGTTGATACATAGAACGCAAATAAAGGAGTAGCAAGACCTATAATGGTAGTAACAAACGCGGCCTGAGACATTGTAGGACCGCCAACCATATCCACTATGGTACATGCAACGGATTCCGCTTGCAGTAATTTCTCACCATGGTCTAATAAAAGTTGCAGTACAGCGGCATCACATTGTTTTTGTGCAATTGTAGTCATGTCGGTAAGCCAATGATATAAATTGTACATGAGGACCCCGTATATGGTTAAAATTAGACGCGGTATAATACGAAAAGCATCAATCATCTCCGCTATTGCAAGTAATCGCAGTCTTAGCTTTGATGGTGGCTCTGCCTGTACAGCCATGGGGCAGTTAGCAGGGGCACGGGCAACAGTAGGGGATTGTGTAGGTTGTATGTTTTCGCTTTCCATATAGATATTTATATGTTTGTAAAAAAGAACAGGAAAAAGGTAGCTAAGTGGGCCGTAAAAAGAAAATTAAAGATGATACACCCAAAAAAGTGGGTAGACCCCGCGTAAACCTTGAATTACACGAGGCCCGGGAGCTTGTGCGGGGCGAAGGCTTAACATCCGTCGTTCAGTACAAAAAGTGGTGGCAACTTAATACACCAGCTAGAATCCCCAAACGCCCAGACCGTGCATATAAGAATGAATGGATAAGCTGGAATGATTTCTTGGGATCTAATAATGAATTCCATTTCATAAGAAAAACCTTTAGGCCATTCATAGAAGCGAGGAGTTTCGCACAGCAGCTAGGGTTGGGTACTAAGGCGGAGTGGATAGCATATGCAAAGTCAGGTAAAAAGCCAGAAGATATACCATCTAGACCTGATCTTATTTACACCAAGGACTGGTTTACGTGGAAAGACTTCGTAGGGGCGGATATACCAAGCATTAAACGCAACATAAACTCATCTCCAGCCGTTTTCTTTATCATACAGAACTCAGGTAGGCCCAATAATGTATTCCAGTTTGGCATAACCCTAGAGGGTGTAAAGACGGTTTTACAGTATCAGGTACAACAACAATTTAAGATAGTTGGGTTATATCACTGTGATATTGATTTCGCTTGGCAACGATATGCCGAACACTTTGGTAAACTATACTGGGAATCTGGTAGAAGTGATGAATACGTAATTTCTAA